TTGTATCTTTTCAAAGTGATACAATACCAAACAGGTTCTGGGGAAGAGGTATAGCTGAAAAAGGCTATAATATGCAAAAAGCTATAGATGCTCAAGTAAGAGCACACTTAGATAGTGTTGCATTAGCTACTGTACCTATGATGGCTATTGATGCTACAAGGCTTCCTAGAGGTGCTAAATTTGAAGTAAAACCTGGTAAAACAGTTTTAACTAACGGTAATCCAGCAGAAATACTACAACCTTTTAGATTTGGTAATGTAGATGCTACAAATATTAATACAGCAACACAGTTTATGAATATGTTGTTAATGGCTACAAGCACAATAGATAGTTCTTCTTTACCTGCTATGACTACAGGAGAAGGTAACGGTATGTCAGTAGCTTTATCTTCTATAATTAAAAAGAATAAAAGAACTTTAATAAACTTTCAAGAACAATTTTTAATACCTTTTGTAACTAAATCTGCTCATAGATTTATGCAATACGATCCAGAAAGATATCCTTCACAAGATTTTGTCTTTGTACCTGCCAGTAACTTAGGTATTATTGCAAGAGAACATGAACAAATGCAATTCCTTAATTTATTAAAGACATTAGGAGCAGATTCTCCTATTGTTCCTCTAATTCTTTCAGCAGTTATAGAAAATTCAGGATTAAGTAACAGAGATTCTTTAATAGCTCAGTTGCAAGAAATGATGAAACCAAACCCACAACAAGATCAAGCTCAACAAGCAGCTATGCAAATGGAAATGCAAAAAACACAGCTAGAATTAGCTGATTTACAAGCAGATATACAACTAAAACAAGCAAAAGCACAGTCTGAAGCTGTAGATACTCAACTAAAACCAGCAGAACTACAAGCAAAAGTAGCTTCTAGTGCTTCTAAATACTTAGATACAGCAGATGATCCTACAAAAGAGTTTGAAAAACGTATAAAACTTGCTAATGTTGCTTTAAAAGAAAAAGATATAGACACAAAAGCTAGAATAGCAGAGCTTCAGCTTCAATCTTCACGCAATAATTGACAATTTTTTTAAAATATGGTATAATCGCATCTATGAAAGACAAAAAATTACAAAATTATTATGATAATCGTTTTAGCATGATGAATCAACAAGGATGGAAAGACTTGTTAGAAGATTTACAAAATATGTTAAATCGTTACAGCAACATTAATAATATAAAAACAATGGAAGATTTTTATGTTGCTAAAGGACAAGTTGATATTCTTAAGTATATTATGGATTTAAAAGAAACGACTACATCAGTACATAATAGTTTAATTGCACAAGAAAAAGAATTTGATAATAAACAAAACCAAGTTTATACAAATACTTAATGGCTAAAAGAATATTTGAATTTAAATGTAATAATTGTTTAAATGTTTTTGAGCAATACATTAGTGATTTATTTAAAACAACTATTTGCCCTACTTGTAATACTGAAGCTAAACGCATAATCAGTACTCCAAGAATAGATTTAGATGGTTGTTCTGGTGATTTTCCTACGGCATCTGATGCTTGGATACGAAAAAGAGAAAGTCATATGAAGTATGAAAGAAAAATGGGTATTAGTAGTACTTAAAATAATTAAGGTCGATTTATTTTAAGTATATAGGGATAAGGAGACCCCCTGTTATGCAAGTGTCTTTCCTAAAATGTCTAATGACACAGGAGATATAATGGCTGAGTTTGTAGAAGAAGTTAAGGATGAAGAAGTAAAAGAAAAACAAGAAGAAGTAACTAAAGAAGAAGTAGTAAAAGAAGAGATACCAGAAAAATATAAGGGTAAATCTCTTCAAGAAATCGTAGGTATGCACCAAGAAGCTGAGAAGTTAATAGGCAGACAAGGTTCAGAACTAGGAGAACTTCGTAGAGTTGCTGATTCTTACATTCATAACCAAGCTGAACAATCAAAGCAAACAGAACAAACAGAAAGCAATGAAGATGATTTTTTTGCTAACCCAAAAGAAGCTGTAGATAAAGCTATACAGAATCATCCTAAGATTAAACAAGCTGAACAAGCTACCCTAGAAATGCAAAGAGCTAAAGCATTATCAGTATTAAAGGATAAACATCCTGATTTTACTGAAGTTGTTAAAGATCATATTACAGGAGATAACTTTAGTGATTTATCTAGTAATAGTTATGAGAGTTCACAGTTTATAGGAACAAAAAAACAGTTTGACGATATGATGAAACCGTTTGCGTTACTACCTCATAATGAAATAAAAATTATAGGAACGTCATTTATGGAAGAAGTTGGTGTAGACCACGACCAAGTAATGAATGACTATTTAAATTCTAAGAAGTAATGGCAGTACAATATATAGAAACATCAGAGCTAACTACATTTGCTTGTGATGGGGAAGATACTCATATAGGGGGATATGATGATAATGGTAATGAAGTAATTATTAAAGTAAATACC